AGATGCGGAATCAATAATACATGTAATTAAAATGTCAGAAAACGAATTACGTAAACAACAAGTAAATGGTTTCTATAGAGACGTAGAGCTTTCACCTCCAGGAAACGTAGAACAAAATTCTGTTGAGAAAAAAGAAAAAGAATTAGATGGCACTAAAAAAGTTGGTAAACAAGAAACTATGTATACTCTACTAGAGTGTCATGTAAATTTAGATTTAGATGGTTTTGAAGAAGTTGATTCACAAAATGAACCAACAGGAATAAAATTGCCCTACATAGTAACTGTAGAAGAAGGCAGCCGAGTAGTGCTCTCCATACGGAG